CTTCCAGCCGGTTCCAAATAAGATTTCCGGAACCCCCCCCTTAAAAAGTGCCGGGGTACCGCTGATAATCATGTATAAGGTAATTAAAAAAACTGCCACCACCGCCAGCAGGCCGCAGGCGGTAAAAATAATTTCCGCTGCCCTCTCTACCGCTGATTTCGTGGCATGGCTTCCAAAAATGGTAAATTTCTTTTCGTGCATATGTCTCTCCTGTCTCGGATTGAACAGCGAGCCGCTTTCGGTCAAAGCAGAGTTTCCTTTCTGCGGCTTGACTGCAAGCGACTCGATATTATTTGAATCTATTCAATATTATATGTATTCGTGAATTACTGATTTTTCTATCCTTACCTGTTTCCACCGGTAATTTTATCCACATTCACAAATTCCGATGCAGTTTCTTACTTCGTAGTAATCAGGCCTACAGATTTAATCAGGTCATCGCCTTCTGCAGAGTATACATAGTCAAACAGCGCCTGTACCAGCTCGTTCTGCTCAGAAATTTCTCCCTTGGTTGCCATAACGAATGGACGGCTTAAGAAATAGCTTCCTGCCTTGATGTTCTCCTCCGTCGGCTCTACATCATCCAGTTTAACTGCCTTAACGGTATCATCGACTACATCCAGGGAAACGTATCCGATGGAACCCGGTGTGGATGCTACTTTTGCCATAACTGCACCGGTGGAATCCAGCTCGTTTGCATATTTGCAGGCATCTTCCAGACCCAGAAGCTCCTCAAATGCGCCTCTTGTACCGGAACCTGCTTCCCGTCCGACTACGACAATCGGCATATCGCTGCCGCCTACATCCTTCCAGTTTGTGATGCTTCCGTCGTAAATGCCGGTCAGGTCATCCTTGCTCAGACCATCTACAGCGTTGGACGGGTCAACGACAACGGCGATACCATCGATAGCTACGATATTTTCAACAGCACCTTTTGCTTTCTCATCATCCTTTAATGCTCTGGAAGAATCACCGACATCACACTGACCTGCCAGCACGGACTCGATACCTGCGGAAGAGCCGGTAAATTCAGCCTGTACGGTCACGTTCGGATATTTCTCCATGAACGTTTCTGCCAGTGCATTTGCAAATTTTTCCATCGAAGTGGAACCTGCCAGGGTGATAGAACCACTCAAATTTTTTGCATCTGCGCTGTTCTCGGTTGTATCTGCTGCTGCATCACTTTCAGCTGCGCTGCTGTTTGCGCTTGTGTCTGCTGCACTTGTATTTGTATTGCTGGAACCACATCCTACCATTCCAGTTGCCAGAACGGCTGCTCCTAATACTGCGATTGCTTTCTGAACATTTTTCTTCATAATAAAATTCCTCTTTCCTCTCTCTTTTTTCTCTCAGAGTTTTTTATCCTTGATTTCTTACAGTACGCAGTATAAAAGATTCCTGGATTTACAGAAATCATGTTTTGGTATCGTTTATGTAAAATTTGGGTAATTTTTGTGGGAGTGAATGTAAGATATGGTTTCGGATCTGCTCTGTTTCTCTCCATGATCAGAACCGCCGCCGGACATCTCTTCGGACTTTGCTTGAAAGTCCGGGCAGAGATCGCCGGCGGCGTGATTCTGATTTTTATACTGAGTTTCATTCTGCTCTCAAACAAGACAGGTGAATTTCCCCAGACATCCTACTTCAGAACAACCTTCTTAAAGTTTTTCTTACCTCTCTTGACAACCATTCCTTCGCCGGAAAGCTGATCCTTCGTAAAGACTGCCTTAACATCCTTTACCTGGTTTCCGTCTACAGATACGCCGCCCTGCTCGACATTTCTTCTTGCCTCGGAACGGGACGGAGCCAGACCGGATTTCTGCAGGATGGAGAGAATATCGATCGCATCACCGTTGAAATCATCCTCCGTCAGCTCGTAGGTCGGCATATTCGCTGCATTTCCGCTGGAAAACAGTGCTTTCGCTGCTGCCTGTGCCTTCTCAGCCTCTTCCTCGCCGTGTACCAGCTTGGTCAGCTCGTAAGCCAGGATCTCTTTTGCAGTATTTAACTGGCTGCCTTCCCATTTATCCATCTCATCGATCTGCTCAAGCGGCAGGAAGGTCAGCATACGCAGGCATTTTAATACGTCCGCGTCAGCGACGTTTCTCCAGTACTGGTAGAACTCGAACGGGGAGGTCTTGTTCGGATCCAGCCATACAGCGCCGGACTGGGTCTTGCCCATCTTCTTGCCCTCGGAGTTTAACAGCAGGGTGATGGTCATCGCGTGTGCGTCCTTGCCAAGCTTTCTGCGGATCAGCTCGGTACCGCCTAACATATTGCTCCACTGATCGTCGCCGCCGAACTGCATGTTGCAGCCATATTTCTGGTACAGCATGTAGAAATCGTAGCTCTGCATGATCATGTAGTTGAACTCTAAGAAGCTTAAACCTCTCTCCATTCTCTGCTTGTAGCACTCAGCCGTCAGCATGCGGTTGACACTGAAATGCGGTCCAACCTCGCGCAGTAAGTTTACATAATTCAGATTCATCAGCCACTCTGCGTTGTTGACTAAGAGCGCCTTGTCATCGGAGAAATCGATGAAACGGCTCATCTGCTTTTTGAAGCAGTCGCAGTTGTGCTGGATCGTCTCCGGTGTCAGCATCTGGCGCATATCCGTACGTCCGGACGGATCGCCGATCATGCCGGTGCCGCCGCCCAGTAATGCGATCGGCTTGTTGCCTGCCATCTGCAGACGTTTCATCAGGCACAGTGCCATGAAATGTCCTACATGAAGGCTGTCTGCGGTCGGGTCAAAACCGATATAGAAAATGGCTTTTCCTTCATTGACCAGTTTTTTGATCTCTTCTTCGTTTGTAACCTGGGCGATCAGGCCTCTGGCTACTAATTCTTCGTAAATCTGCATCTTCTCTCTACTCCTTTATTAAAATTTGGGGTACAAAAAGCCCCGTCCTCCAAAAAGGACGGGGCAAAATTCCCGTGTTACCACCTTTGTTCGCAGACAGCTCGCGCCCATCTGCCTCTGCCGGTACCCTCTGATACCGTGACCGGATAACGTGTGTCTCTCACGTCGCAGCCTACCAAATCAACCGCCGCACATTTTCCACGCAGCCTTTTCATCGGATCCGATTTTAGATTCTTCGGTGCGAAGCTCCGGGATGTATTCGAATATCCGGTTCACGCGCGCCTCTCATCATCCGGCTGCTTTCTGTGCGCTCTCCTGCGGATCTCTACTTGTTCCCTTCATTGCCTTTGTAAGGTTATTGAGTATATTCTGTATTATAAGCGAAATTTATTATTTGTCAAGGCAATTTCTCAACTTCAAACTTCACTGAAAAGTCAAGCAATAAATGCAAAACTTTACTTGCGAAACATCATTTCATCATTTTGCACAACTATGTTTGCGTTTTGTTGGTAAATTTGCACAGACTGCCCCTCTTTTCGTTTTGCTCTCTGCTTATTCTACTCTTTTTATGCCAGTCTCGCCAGTTCTTCCTGGAACAGTTCGCCGGAGGTTTTCCATCCGAACATCTCCCTTGGGTAGTCGTTGATCCAGTCCTCTACCATCTGGATATCGTCCTCTGTCTGGTCATCGAAGTTCTCTCCCTTCGGTATCTTCCTTCGCACCAGTCGGTTCTGGTTTTCGTTGCTGCCACGCTCAAAGGAGCAGTATGGGTGGCAGTAGAACACGGTCACTCTCTTTTCGGACTCATCTGTCGCCGACTGCTGCATTCCCTCCCAGTCAGCAAACTCCGAGCCATTGTCCACGGTTATGGTCTTGAACACCTGCCCGAATCGCTCTCCCCATTCCGCTTCTAACTGATCCAGTCGCTTGCAGACCTGCTCAGTCGTGTGCTCATATAAAAGGTATATGAGTTCGTTCCTGGTCTTTCTCTCTGTCAGTACCAGAAGGCTGTGTTTACTTTCCCCTCTCTTGCCTACCACTGTGTCCATCTCCCAGTGTCCGAATTCCTCTCTGGTGTCGATGTCCTCTGGCCGCTTCTCTATGCTTGTACCTGCGTTGGCTCTCGCCTGTCTGCGGACTTTCTTATTCTTCTTTTTCCGTCTGCCTTTTACTGGGAGTTCCTTATTTGTGATTGTGAGGAATATCCCCTTGTCGATGTAACTGTAAAGGGTCGGCTTGCTAATCTCTGTTTCAAACTCCAACCCCTTGGCTTTAATTTCTCCGAGGACTGCTCCGGGCGAGTATCCGTCCTCTGCTATCTTTGTTTCTATGTACTCTGCCAGTCTGTGGTCTTTGCCTATCTTAAGGTCTGGGCCCTTATCTCGCAGGTTCTGTTGATACTTATCCTCTGCGATGTCTGGTGAGTACCGTTCTTCCTCTGTCAGATCTGAATTGGTATGTGTGTATGTTCCTCTCTTTATCTCACGGTATATGGTGCTGACATGGACTCCTATCTGGTCAGCGATTTCCTGTTTGCCGTGTCCTGCTTTCAGCAGTGCTTCTAATTTCAGCCTGTCGGCTCTGGATAACTGTTTAAATCTGCGCATGGCAGCACCTCCTTGTCTCTTTCTACTATTATCGGTGTTAAAGTTATAAATTTCAATAACAAAACACTTATAAATAAGGATAAGATACCAACAAAGAAGTGGTGCTTTTATGGTTATATTTTTGTTGAATTTATGGGTTATAAAAGACTTGAATACCTCCGCAACCCAAGGTAATATACAGACAACCTAAAGGAAAGGAGGTGCATCCGATGAATTTGGATGATTTGGTTTCTAAAATAAATAAGCTGAGTAAAGTTGTTCGAGCCCTTACTCAGCTTGCATTGGAAATCGGAACGCTCGTAGCGGTTATCCGATTCATCATCTTATGATGATGGCTTGGGGGAGGGGTCCACCTCTCTCCCTTGCTTCTCAAAATATACCACACGATTGGAGGTCTTGTCAATGAAACGGTTATGTGTTTCAGTTTCGGTTCTGGCTTTTCGGATAGCGGAGTTGCTTATCGTGGTTTCTGGTCTGCTTCTCCTGCTTTCCAGAATGTAGCCGGTCCGTCCGGGGCAGTGCATCTGCTCCGGCTCTAACCCACCGATGTCTGGTCCCAAGTCCAGAAGGCGGAAGCGTGAGGGGAGCAAAGGACAATGCCATGTCTGAGTGATGTCTGACAAGTTTGCCTGGTTTTTAATGTGAAAGCCTTAAAGGTAGGAGGAGTTATTGGTTTTTACCGATTGCCTATCGCAACTCGTTGATTTTGTTTCCTGCGTTGCAGAGAAAGGGTTAGGTGATGTGTAGCCGAGCACGAGGTCTTATCTGGTGTACCGTAACACTGGACGCTCTCTCCAGTCGGGCGAGACCGATGGGCGACATGGCTTATTGTTCCTTTTTAAAAAACGGCGATAAATTTCCGGCGGTAAAACTCCGGCGATAAAATCTGAAAGGATCTGATAAAATGATTTATATTGATAAGTGCCGCACCGACCTCGGTGTTACCGTGGACGAGTGGGCGGTTGATGATAGATGTCGGTTCTCTGATTCCGGCAAGGTCGGCATAGGGACTGGTGTTCGTGTGCTCGATATTACTGACAAGTTTGGCGATGTTCTGGTTCGCCTTGTGATTTCGGATTCCTGCTCTGACAATGTCAGCAGGTTCTCCTGCAGGGAGGTGTTGTCTCATGAATAAAGAATTGCTTGAGCCGATCATGCGTGCTCACGGAGATAAAAATAAGGACTTGGCTGCGGCCATTGGTATGTCCGTTCCGAACTTCTCCACCATCTGGAATGGTCGTGGCGAATTCGCTCTGAAGTATATCCGTCTCATTGCCCGGAGGTATTCTCTTACCCCGGAGCAAGTCTATAAAATCTTTATCTTTCCGCAGGGGTAATCATTGCCCCTGCTTTTTCTTTGGCTTCCAAATCTGCCCCATTTGGGCAATAAAAAAGACCCAGTGGGTGTTTGTTCCACTGGGTTGCTTTTTGTCTTATTCTGGCTGTCACGGTGCGCCACGCTCTGGGTTCTGCGTTGCGGTGTTCCCGACATTTATGTCGGTCACATCGTCCGGGTGCTTACCCCCTTTAGAACCCCCTCTGCGGCACATCATACCTCCACTCTTTTTATAAGTCAATCGCCAATTACAGAAGTTCATTGACCTTCTTCTGCACGGCTGCGTAGTCGTATCCGGCTGCCTTCAACTTCTGCTTTCTGGTTTCGCCGTTGCCCCACTTGCCTGCGATCACTTCCTTGGCTACCTCAGTCACGCTTTTCTTTGCAGACGCTGATCCACCACTTGCAAGGCGGTTTACTTCTGCCTGCACTGTTGCATAATCATATCCGGCCGCAGCCAGTTTCTTTTTGCGCTCATCGCCATTGCCCCATTTGCCTGCAAGGACTTCCTTGGCTACCTCGGTCACATCCTTTGTGCCGGAGGCAGTTGTTTCCTTAGTTGCCTTGCTTGCGTAGTTAGGAAGTCCGAAGCCACGGATGTACTTTCCGTTTACTGCGATCTGTCTCTCTCCAACTGCATCGTTCTTATTTCCCTCGATTACAGTGATGATCTTTCCATCGCAGGACTCTACAATTCCCACATGGTCGCTGCTTCCTCTGTTATCTCCTACTCCGTTGTCCTGCCAGTCGTAGTAGATATAATCTCCTGCCTGCGGTACATAGGCATCATTCTCCTGCCATCTTCCCTTTGCTTTCCAGAGGGCGATCTGTGCATCACATCCACACTCGGTCGGGATGATGTCTGTATGTCCTTCAAGGATTGCCACCGCTGACCCGAATGTAGCGCACCATGCGTCTGTGTATTTCACTGCGTACCCTCTTGCAAGAGGTTTGTGTTTATTGTAGATATCAATGATCTGCTTATGACTTCCGTTGGATTCTCTGCATCCGAGATATCTTCTCGCTCTGGTTACCATAGCCTGTCTGATCTGCTTCTCTGTCATAGTGAATTCCTCCTAAAATAATAGGGCAGCCTACTGGCCGCCCTGCTGCGTATGTTTCCTGTTACTATTCCTCGGTATCATCCGAAGCACCGATGTTGGCGGAGTCGGTCAAGCCTTCCCCGATGATGTAAGCCACCACGGACGCTCCTGCCATGATAAGTGCAGTTACCTGCGTTGCCGTGTTGTCTGTTCCGCCTGTGGCGAGGATCATCATTGAGACGAATGATGCCACTGCCGTCCACAGTTTTCTGCTTGTGAGTTTTCTTACCCAGTCGATTTTCTTCATTGTTTTGTCCTCCTGTTATACAATTTGTTTAAGTGCCTGTTCGTTCAGAAAGTCCTTCTGCTCATGCTTGACCTTCTGAGCGTAGTCGAGTGCTGCGTGCATATCCCCATTGCAGTGTGCGTCCGGGATTCTCTGCACCGCTCTGGCTGTCGCTTCTCCGAGTGCCAGGGAAGCATTGACGCAGTTGATGATGCAGAGTTCATTCTTCTCTCGAATCTGCTCTCTGGCATCTACTTCCTTCTGTCGTTCTTCCCGCTCTGCTTTTTCCTTGTCGGCACGCTTCTGTATGCTCTGCTCGATGAGCCAGAAAAAGAAGCCAGTCAGTGCTGATGGGATACTCGCTGCCACGATGATTGCTGTCACATCCATGCGCTGCACCTCCTCTCTAAAAAGACCGCCCTGTCCGGACGGTCTTTAATTCTGATTTAATTTCTCACACCGCTTGCATGGGTACTGCGTCATCGGTATGTGGTAATTTGTGCAGTGGGCACAGGTGCCGCTTTCCTTGCAGTCGAGGTCGCATTCTTTCATGTGCTTATGGCAGTACCTGCTCCCATGTGCGTGGGTACATTGGAAGTTATTTTGCCTTGGTTTCTGCCTTGTACTTCTCGCCTGTGATTTCCTCGTACTCTGCTTCATCAATAGTTCCCTTCTCCACTCTGGCTGCAATCTGTTCCTTTGTCAGCCTGCCTGCGGCATAAAGTCTTTTCAGACTGTCGATTAATGCTCTCATTATAACAATCCCTCCTCGATAAGCTGTGCGGTGTAATCATCAATCGCCTTGTCGGTGTTGATCTGTTTGATGGATTCCAACATCTGGTATTCCGATACAGTGATTTCCCTGCTATCGCACTCCCAGTCAGTGTAGGCTTCCATGCCCTCGGTTGCTTCGTGCTGCACTTCCTCGATGTTCTTTCTCTGGATGTAGATGCCGTCAGCCACAAGCTGCAGCTCCTGCGGCTCCTCGGAGCATCTTTCCTTGGTCCATTCCTTCATTGTTCTGCCTCCTTTTGATTTTTGATATTATTTTCTTAAGCCGGCCCACATGGATATATGGTTTTATCCTGCTCTGGTAACAGTCATATGTGTCCGTGCAGGTAAACCATCCCATGTACGACAGCATGGCTTCGATGTGTCTGTGAAAGTATCCACGGTTCGCTTCCTTTGACCTCTCCATCTTCTTTGCCAACCGTGTTGCGGATAGCATAATGTTCTTTCTGATCAGCGTCTTGTTTCTGTAAAATATAAAACCCATGAAGTCCAGTGCCCTGCCTATCTTCCGTTTGCCCTTCTCGTAGTAGAATTTGCACACCTGGTAGTTGTGCTTCAGCTTTAATCTGAAACGCTGACCGAGCATCTTCTTTATCTCCACGATGGCTCTCTGGAGGACTTTCTTGCTACTTGCGAATATAACGATATCGTCCATATACCTTTGCAGCTTTGGCAGACCGAGCACCTGTGTGATCAGTCGGTCGAGCGGTTCTAATAGGTAATTCGCTAACCACTGGCTGATGTAAAATCCGAGAGGGATTCCTTTGTTAAATCCCTGCAGGCATAATTCGATGATGTATAAAAACCAGTCATCCTTGATTCGGATTGCCAGTTCTCTCATCAGAATTTTCAGCCGGATACTATCATAAAAATGCCGGATATCCATTTTGGCGAAGCACCGTGTTCCCTTCGGGTCATGCAAAAGCCACCGCTCTATTTCTCTCTTTCCGTAGTGTGCTCCACGCTTTGGGAACGAACCACAGGAGAATTTATAAGCAGTGGCTGTGATGATCGGCTCTAATACCAGAACAATGATGTGGTGCAGCCATTGCTCGTGGATCTCCGGCATATAAATTTTGCGGTGCTTGCCGTGTTCATATATTATCTTCGGTGTCCTCTTGCGAGGTTTGTATGCCAGTTCCGGGTGTGGGACGTCCACTCCCTCCGGCTTTGTGTTTAGGATCATGTCGTGCATTTTCCGAACCTCATCATCGAGGTGTTCGTCTATGTACTGGATCTCTTTTCTCTTGGTCTTTCCTTTGCGTAATTTCTTATATGCTTTCCGAATGACATCATCCTTCAGCATTTGTTGATACAGATATTTGTACTCTTTGTGACCGTGTTCCGGTTCATTACGCAGATGGATTTCTGTGTGTGTTTTCCGCATTCTGCTGAGTACTCCTATAAGATATTTTTTCTTCTATCTCCTACGCACGGCAGGTGCGACCGCTTTACCGTGCGTCCTGTGTCGGACTCATTTCCACTCATCTTCCCAATAATGGTGAGTAAACCTTGTCTCAAAGGTCAGCGGTGTAGGAAGCAGGACTGCTTTGGGTTGTTATTCCGTTTAAGATAGAATAAGGCGGCCCCGATGTTCCAGTTGGCATTCCCGGCAGTGTTGTTCACATTCAAGTAGCGCAAACCATCATTCGTACCGTTGTTGCAATTACCGAACCGAAGGGCGACCGCCCGAGGTGACGCAGTCCTGCGCCCCTGTTATTCTTCCTTACGCTATTAAAATCCGATTTTGTTCCACTGGGGGAATTCTGCTGACGCAGACCCCCAGACCCCCTATCACGGTGTCTTGCTTACGCTGCGACCCCGACAGGTGGTAAAAGAAGGACGGCGGCCCCGATGCTCCAGTAGGCATTCCCGGCAGTGCTGTCCACAGTGAAGTAGCGCAAACCACCAGACGTACCGTTGGCGCAACGACCGAACCGAAGGGCGACCGCCACAATCTCGACATTCTGCCATAATACGTCACAGCCGCCAGTGGATGTGCTTCCCTTGCACGGATGAACCGGAACTGCTCCGAAGCCGGGAACGGTCTGGTACTTATGCGGATAGAAAATACCTGTTTTCTGTGTGCTTCCGTCATCGTTAAGCATCTTCGGAAGGCTGATGCCTGTATCCTGGTATTTTGCTCCGGTCACATCGTAGGTGTAGTTCTTGCTGACCTTGTATCTGCCATTCACGAGCAATGTGTACGGGTCACGCATCCACTGCTGATATGTTCCAAGGACGATGGAGTGGAAGATCTTGTTGAGTGACTTCGCATCCTTTGTTCCGTAGAACTGTCCGCCACCTACGACTGCGTTCTGCTTCACTCCGTTGGTCGGCGCAAGGCTCGCATCGTATCCGCTTGAATTTCCATAGCCGTATGCTTCCTGTGAGTTCGTGCTCTTTGCGAACATGATCAGAAGGTCAGTGATTGTCTGAACAATTCCGCCACCGAGGAATGCTGCACGGCTTGAGAAGTTTGCGATTGCAGTATGTTCTTTATCCGTTGTGTTATTGTAGCAAGGCTGCAGTCCTGCCAGAGATACCATCTTCGGTGTGGAGGTGTCTGCTCCGAGGATTGAACCGTAAAACATCGGAATCCATACACCCTCCAGTACATTGTTGCTCGGATCTTTAAATCCGACAGGCTCGAATCCGTCTCTTTCCCTCATGGAGAATTTAACGACACGGTCATTGCCGAGCATATACTCCTGTTTGTAAATTCTGGCAAGCCATGAGAACGCTCCGCCGTTATAGCTTGTGTTGGAAACATCCGAAGCAGTACCGTCCTCTTTCTTGGTGTAGTCGTTCTCGTCCAGTCTGTAGTCTGGTGTTCCGTCTGCCCTTACCATCCACGGCTTGTTTGCCACGATGATTGGGAAGTCTGCCCAACTGTTGAGTGTCATTGCTCCGGTGTCCTTGTTGAGTGAAATCGGAGTGAAGTCTTTGTTCTGTCCGATGTATTCGATTCGTGCTGTCGGACTTAAAACATCCATGTGCTCAATAAAGCCATAGATTCCGTCTGCGGATAAAATCGCATAGCACTTGTCGAGGGTTTCCTTGTCTGCGATGTATGTCTTTCCCATTATTCCTCTACCTCCTCGTAGTATAAAAGTCCTTTATCCACACCAAGCACATACTTATCCCCAGTGGTCTGGTCGTAAAGGTACATACTGTTTGGTGTTACGATAGTTACATCTGTTGCGTTGGCGACCTCTGTTAAGAAGTCCATGGTAATCGTGGACGGGAGGAGGTCGTTGTAAGCGGGCATATAATCCCACTGGTTTGCTACTCCGACTGCCAGTGCGTAGAGGATTTCCCCCTCGTCCGGGTCCTGTGCATAAATGCCGACCTCTTTCACGTAGTAGCCATTCTTAAGGTTTCCGGTGTCCTGCTTGTTTGTGATGATAAATTTCACATATACATTGGACTGGTTCTGGGTCGTCACTGTGATCAGTGCGAACTCCTGCTTCTTGGATTTGAGAGCAGTTCTGTTTGTGAGTGCTTCGCCATCTGAATATGATCCGTCTCCGGTTGCGGCCTTGGTCAGTTTGATTGTGCATCTTCCTGCCTGTGCCTTGGCGAGCAGGGCGATTCCTTTGGCTGTCAGCACTGCTTCTTTGAATACTCCTGCCATCGTTGTTCCTCCTTTATGTTGTTATTTTGGAATGTGATGTCATTCCCACTGCCACCCTCGGCACAGTGCCGTGTACGCTTGCCTGTGTTCGCTGTGCTCCGTTTAGAATTGTGGTCTTGGTGTTTCTTACCACTATCGCTGCAAAACCGCTCACACCGCCCGACAGCGTGCCTGTGCGTGGGTTGACATTATTCCCGATAGTCTCATGCGGGGAACTTACTGCACCTGCGGCAGCGTTCCCTTCCATGCCAATATCTCCGGTGCGTCCTTCCGGGTGATTCGTTACCGTTCTGGACGGTGCGGAGGTTACGGCTGATGCGGCCGTCTCCTGCATGGTGTAATTGTTCGTGGTCTGGTGGTGGTTCAGTACCTGTTCTTTCGGACTGCTGACCACCCCGGATGCCACCGTCTCATGCATCTCCATTTCTCGCTCCACCAGTATCCTGCGGATATGGGAGCGGGTGTTCTTTACTCTCTGAATGATGGAGAGGAAGTAATTT